CTGTGGGCCGTCCGTGTTCGGTGGTGGTGGTGTTCCGTCCGTGTTCCGTTTGCAAAGTAAGGGAGAAAAACCAACACACACAACACGAAAAACGCTTGCAAATACTGATTTATTCCCATATCCCGATATAAAAACCAAACGACAAAAACAAGGGAAAACGGGAAAACTTTGCAACCCTCAGAAGCAAATATAAATTTGCATATATATATAAGGTATCAAAAAAAAAGTGAAAAAAAGTTAAAAAAAATTTGGAGATATGGATTTTTTGCCGTACCTTTGTAACAGAAAAAGAAAACAACAGAAAAACACCAAACAAGATGGAACAGTTAAACCACAGAATTTGTATTTATATCCCGTCCACATTTGACGGAAACAAACCCGCAAAGCGTATGCAGAAAAAGGCAACACGCAAAGCCGCTCAGAGACTTTCAACGTATTTCGGTGGAGCGACCACTACGCAGGCCGTAGGATATTGGAACAGTCCCGAAAAGGGATTGATAGCAGAAAAACAAATCCTTGTTTATTCCGCTTGTAATGAGAGCGACAAAGCCAAGTACACCGATGCCGTCACCAACTTTGCAAAGGCCGTTTGTAGATGGATGAAACAGGAAGCCGTAACGGTTGAAATAGATGGTACTTTGCAATTTGTCGAAGCATAAAAGGAGAAAACAAACAACACAAATAAACAACCCTTAAAAAAGCACAGATTATGAAACACGGAAACAACCCCGAAACCGCAACCGCTTTTGTCCACGGCTACGAAATGAACGGCTCAAATTTGTACGCCCGTCAAAATTGCATTTATTCGTATTGCACGATGATTGCAAACAAATGCAAAGGCGTTATTTTGCTCAATAGTTGCGACTATTCCAACACCACCCAACGCCACAAATTGCATATTAGGAGAGCCGCCAACGTCCGCCTGTTTGAAGTCCCCAAGATTTGCGGCATTTGGGGAGGAAGCGAGCCGAGCGAGAAAGACAACCGCACCAATTACGAATATCTTTGCAGACAAGCCGAGGAAGCCGCCAAGAAAGCGAGCAAAGCCCGCACCGACCGCAACCGCATATTTTGGACGGAGGAGGCCCACAGACGCAACAACGAGGCGGCCGACTATGCAACCATTTTCGGCGTTATCTAACAAGGGAGAAACAAACAAACGACAGGAGGCAACAAGATGAAAAACAAAGTTACCGTATTTTGGTGTAAGTCCCGTACAGAAGCCCACGACAAAAGCGACTTATACTACATTTCAAGCCCCACGGCAAGACGCATTGAAGACGATAAGCAAGTAAGAGAAATACGCATTTTTGCAAAGTCAGATACACCGCTTGCAGTGTTTAGGTACTAAAAGGAGAAACAACACACACCAACACGACCCTAAAAAGGCCGTGTTTTTTTGTACGCTCAAATAATTGCAAGAGTTTCACCTGTTACCGTCTTCTATGTGTTGAAAATTACACGGCACACGAAAGACGTGCAAAGGGATTGCAAAAGATAGGCAAATTTTCGCCCTTTGTCCCCATCTTGACAAGGTACGCAGGCACACGGATAAACCAACCGACCAAAGGACACAAGCCCACCGAAACGAGCGACAGACCGCACAGATGGACAAACGCCCATAGAAGCCCAAGGAAGCAGGTTTTTTGCCGTGTTTGCAGGTGGACAGGACAGGCCGACAGGGACGGCAAAGGTGGACGGGAGAAGCGACACGAAGCAAGGACACCCCCCCCCACCACGGGACAAGCGAAGCCCTTGACCCTCCTCAAAATTCGTGACAAAATATCGAAAAAAGATTCCCCTAACCAAGCCAATCTTGGAATTTTGCAGAATTGGTCTCGGAAATCACGGGGAAAACACTTTTGAGCACCAAGGAAATGTTGGAAACGGGGGTAAATGAGCCTGTGTGGAGGCGGATGGAGTGCTTAGATGTGCCGAAGTGTGGCACAATGGAGGGCGATATAGGCGGGCATACCCCTTGTGAGAGGTAGGCGGCTCGTATAAAAGAGGAACAGACCCCTTTTGAGGGCCTGCTCCGAGAAAAAAGGAGATAGAGAGGGATTAGAACAGTATTCCCTGTGTTGCACATTGGTGGGAGGCATCGTATCTTTGATTCTCCCCTTTCGGATAGGGCAAGATGTCGTAGGGCAGTGCTCTGAGCATCTTCCGTTTGGCCCGTTTGTCTCCGAGGAACATAAAGTATCTGTGTTTACGGCTTCGTTCTTTGAGATAGACGTTTTCTTCTCCGTACTTCTCTTTGAGGCGTTCGAGTTTGGATTTGTCGTATTCTCCCTTGTCGCTCCGTCCGACTGAATCCCCGATGGAGGTGTGGTGCATTGATTCCAACCCCTTCACCATATAGTCCTCGAACTTGGAGGATAGCCCTGTGTAGAGCCAATTTGTCGCTTGGTAGATGTAGCCGTGGTGTGATTTCTCCGTGTCGGCATAGGAAACCAAAGGGCAGGGCTGAGGCAGGAACTTGAACGTCTGCGTGACGAAGAAGGAGAGAGCGTTTCTTGGCAATCCTTCATTGACGCAGAGGCGGTTCAGTTCGAGCATCCTGTCATACCATTCCTCCCCGAGACAGGCTTTGAGTGGCGAGGACATAGGGTGTCCGTAGGTGCAGATTCCAACGAGCACGTTGTCTTTGTCGTAGAGGCCGTAGGCGTAGGAGATTGAGGGGATGCGGTGAGCGTAGTGCTTGTATAAGCACCACTCCTTGCAGTCCTCGAACTCTATGGGTCTGACGGTATAAGAATCTGTTATGGACATACTATGCCCTCCAAAAAATTTTCGGGATTTTTTTCGGGGGATATTTCTCCTAAGCCCAATTATCGGGGAAGATGTCATCGGAGAAGTAGCCCATAAGGAATCCCACGATGAAGGTAATGATGAATCCGAGGATTTTTCCCATCACTTGTCGTTGTTTTTGTTCTCCATCATTTTCCCCACGGCACAACCAATCAAGAGCCACGATTCAGCCGTGTGTTGCTCTTGGATGAACAGGAGCGTCTTGCCCTTGAACACCCGAAGGATTTGCGGGTTGTGCGTGTAGCCGTTCGGGGTGTCGGTGAGGATAAGGGCTTGGACGATGAAGGTGCGTTGGTCTCCCTTCCGTCCCGTGCCCATCAGTTCGTACACCCTGTATTTGCAGGGGTCTCCGTTGGTGGTCTTTGTTTTCCATCCCATATACCTACGGGATAGGTGTGGATTCTTAGCCGCCATAGTATTCTTTCTCCTGTTTTTTTGGTTCTACTTGTTCGCTGAGGGCTTGGATTGCGGTGTCAATCGCCTGCCCGACAATGAAGGCATCGGGCTGAGGGGGAGATTCGACCATCGGGCCGTCATACCTACGCCACTCTTGGTATTCACGCAGGACTTCGAGGGCTTGCTTTCTATCCATAGATTGAAATGATTATGCCGAGCACGAATCCGATGAACAGACCGAACAGGAACACGGATGCGATGCCACACCAAAAGTTGTACTCTTTTTCTTCCATATTATCTCTCCTTCAAGTGGATGGCAACCTGCCGTGCGATTTCTTCCTTGTTCTCCCAATCGAACAGGACGGCTTCGGTGAGTTCTTTGAGCATAGGGAGCAGTTCACGCTCCACTTCCTCCCAACCCTTGACATACGCTTGTCGTGCGATTTGTGCCACTCCTCCGCAGAAGGTGGTGTTGTTGGGGTAGATTTCGTTGGCTCTGACTTCCGCTTTCATTCCTCGTCCACCTTGCAATCGTCAGACCCTTCCTTGACATCGAAGCCAAGCATACATTCGCAGGAGTAGTATTCTCCCTCGGGGGCTGAGCCTCCGATGTGTTCCCGTTGGAAGTAACGGCAACCAAGACATTCTCTTTTGACTTTCATCGCTTTTCTCCTTTTTCTGAGTGCAAATATAAGTAAAATCCACGAGAAAAGCAAGAATTTTTTGGGTTTTTTGAACATAATTCTTATCTTTGCCGTATGAAAGAGGAAACCATACCCGAAAAAGCGACCCGTTCACAACTGATTGTAGGTGGGCAGGGTCATCGCACCAACCTTGACAGGGAGCAGGACGTGTGGTTTGCCGTGGCGGAACTCGCCAAGGGCAAGACCTATCGTGAAATCGCCTCTGCCATATCCGAGAAGAAGGGCTACCCCATTTCCTTCCAACAGGTCTATAATGACGTGCAGGAGGCTCTTGTAGAGTGGAAACGGGAGAATATGGAGAACATTGATGCCTTCATAGCCCGAGAGTGTGCGAGGTTGGAGGAGATTGAGAGGAGAGTTCTCGCTGACTACGAGAAGTCCAAACTCCCTCGCCCCAACGAGTACGCCGCCCTTATGAAGCGTGGCTACACTGCCGAGGAGATAGATGAAATGTACTCCGAGAGGGGAGGCTACGCAGGAGACCCCCGCTACCTTGAAACGCTCCTCCATTTGCAGAAGCAGAGGATGGACTTGTTAGGTATCAGCAAGGGGAACGATGTCGCTCAGCACACCATCGTCAACTATCAGTTCAACAACGTTGACCTCGGGGCACTCGCTCAGATTGCCGACCAACTGCAAGATGCCCACCGAGCCGACATCATCATTGACGAGCAGTAATGGACGAGAAAACCCTCCAAGCAATCAAATCGAACCCCGAGAACGTGGTTCGGTTCGTGGCGAGGCAGAGGCTTATCACCTTCGCCCGATATATGATGCCCAAGATGGACATAACGAACTTCCACAAGGTCTATTATGAGGCTTTGGACAGGTTCGCCCACGGGCAGATTCGGAAACTGATTGTCTCCGTCCCTCCTCAGCACGGTAAAGCCCTGCAAGTGGACACTCCCGTTCTCACTATTGACGGATGGAAGCGTCACGGAGACCTCAGTGTAGGTGACTACGTTTTCGGTGACGATGGGAAGCCCAAGCGAGTTCTGTGGAACAGTGGGGCTTACGATTGGCACACGATGAATGTGGATTTTGCCGATGGATTCTCTATGATAGCCGCCCACGAGCATCTGTGGAAGGTCTATCGGGATAAGGATGACCACAAGGGACGCAGAGAGTTCCTTAACGAGACCCAAGAGATATTCAAGGGGAGCAACAGACGGAATCCGTTTATCAATGCGGACTGTGTTCTGCAAATGCCCGAGAGAAAACTCCCCGTTGAGCCGTACCTTCTTGGGTATTGGCTTGGTGACGGGTACTCCGAAAATGGGTATATTTGCAGTGGAGAGGAGGATGCGTGGAACTTGGGTCAGTTCGGCATCGTCAAGAGGGTGGAGAGAGGTCACACCACCCCGTATTACAGAGTGAATGTGATTGGGCTTGCACACAAACTCAGACTGATGGGCTTGCAAAATAATAAGCATATCCCGATTGAGTACCTTCTATCCTCGCAGGAGCAGAGGTTGGCTCTGTTGCAGGGTCTGATGGACACCGATGGATGCGTGAACAAGGGACGTGGTATTTGCGAGTTCACCCAAAAGAGTGGAAGGCTCGTAGAGGACGTTTATGTGCTTCTCCGTTCCCTCGGATATAAGCCGACCAAGCACGAGTACACGGCTCTGATGAACGGGAAGGATTGTGGGAAGAAGGTTCGTCTGTGCTTCGTCCCGAACAAGGGTGACAAAATCTTCCGTCTCCCGAGGAAGCAAGAGAGGGTGGACAACAAGGAAACGGCTGACCGCTCCGACAAGACCCGATTCTTCATTACCAATGTGAGCGAACGGGAAAATGCGATGGTGAACTGCATCGAAGTGGAAGGTGGAATGTACCTTGCAGGGCACGAACTCGTACCTACGCACAACTCGCAAGGGTCAAGCCGATTTCTCCCCGCCTTCCTCCTCGGCCTCAATCCCGACTTCAAGATTATCATTGGCTCGTACTCCACAGACCAAGCCAAGACCTTCAACCGAGACGTTCAGCGTATCATCAATAGCGAGGGGTACAAGATGGTTTTCCCCGACACCTTCCTCAACAACGGCAAGGTTCGGTTGGATAACGTCTATCAGTGCAACTCGGAGATAAGTGAGCCTGTCGGACACAGTGGGTTCGTTAGGGCGGTGGGACGTAATGGTTCGTTGACGGGTAAATCCGTTGACATTTCCATCTTGGATGACGTTTATAAAGATTTTAACGAAGCCAACTCCAAACTAATCAGAGAGCAGGCGTGGAAGTGGTACACGACAGTGGTTCGCACCCGTCTCCACAACAAGAGCCAAGAGATTATCGTGTTCACCCGTTGGCACGAGGATGACATCATAGGGCGGTTGGAGAAATCGGGCGAGAGAATCATAGAGTTGCAGGATTTCTCCCAATTAGACGATGTGCCGAAGGATGCGTGGTTGCAGATTAACTTCCCTGCAATCAAGATGTCAGCCCCGACAGAGGTTGACCCGAGGCAGATTGGCGAGGCCCTGTGGCCCGAGCGTCACTCCCTGTCTGAACTCTTGGCCGCAAAGTCCCTTGACCCCGTGCAGTTCGAGTGCCTGTACCAAGGCAACCCGTCCTCGGCAGAAGGTAGGTTATATGGAGAGTTCAAGACCTACATTGACCCGAACGATTGGGGCACTCTGATAAGGAAGGGTACGATGGTGGACGTGGCCGACAAGGGAGACGATGACCTTGTGGCTCTTAGTTACGAGGTGAGGAAGTCCCCGAACACCATCTACAACGAGAGCACACATAAATTCGAGCCTATATTGTTCCTCCTCATTACAGATGTCACGATGACGGACGAGGGGACGGAGATAACGCAGATTTCCGTGCCGAGGATGGTGAATATGAACGGCTCTCAGCGAGTTTGGGTGGAATCCAACAACGGAGGTGAGCAGTTCGCCAACACCATCCGAAAGAAGGTGAAGGCTGAGGTCATCGCTTTCTTCAACCATTCCAACAAGGAGACGAGAATCGTCACCAACTCCTCCAACGTTATGCAGTCCGTGGTTATGCCGATGGATTGGGCAACGAGATTCCCCAAGTTCTACACGGCAATCACCCACTTCCTCAGACTATTCAGAGGAAATGTCCACGATGACGCTCCCGACTGTCTGACGCAAGCCGTGGAGAAGGAAATACTCACAGGAAACATCAAGCCCTACTCTCAGATGCGTAGGGGCATCAAGAGACGCAACTAAAAGAGGGGGTGGATTTCTCCACTCCCTCAAAGTTTATTTGGTTGGTTAGAAGGGGATTTCAGAAAAATTGTCAGCGAATTTGTTGCACCAAGGATTTTTTTATATCTTTGTGGTGCTTTTTTCACTGTCCTTTTTCACCGTCAGCACTCGGAGCGGGGTTTTCTCCTTCGGGTGCTGATTTGTCGGTGGGAGGAGGGACGAGGGGCAGGCGGGCGAGTGCCCAATGGACGAGCACTTCAATGTCGGTGAACAGATTGAGCACGACAGGCTCATTCTCCGCCTCCTTTTTGAGTTCGGAGATAGCGTATTTAATCTGTTCGGGGTGGTTGTGAAGGGCGATGATGCGTTTTTCTCCCTTCGGAGGGTGAATACCCGTGATTACGGGTGTCACAGTAGGCTTTTGAGGCTTCTTTCTCGGCATATTACACTATTTTATCGTGGTGAACTCTCCTGTCAACCCATTCCGACCATACACGGGAGCGGAGAAACCGCCAAAACAAGTGGATTTCTTCGTCTGTGAGGCCATTGAGGAATTTCTTGACCTTCTCCCTCATTGATTCGGTTGGTGTTGCCATAAAATGCGATTTAAGCAGGTTTCAAACGGCTTATTTTGCAAAATTTTTGCAAATTTAGCACTTATTTTCCTATTTATTGCGATTTTAGCCCGTAAATGCTCAGAAGTTTCCTCCTTTTGAACGTCTGACGGATTTTCGCCTTCCTTTTCTCCTCCGTCTCGCCCTCGAACTTGAATCCCTTGGTAAATTCTCCATCGGGATTGTTCCGAACGCCCTTTTTGAACGTAGAGACCTTCCTTCCCTCCCGATAAGCCCGTTTCAGACCCTCGGAGTTGCGTTTGTTGAACTCATACGCCCGTTTCTGCCTGTAATCGGCAGGTTTCTCCAATCCGAGTTCACGGGCTTTCCTCTCCAACGTCCTTAGCGAGACCCCGAGCATCTTGGCAAGCGGTTCGTTGAACATTATGGGGAAGAAATCGGTGAGCATCTTAATCTTTTGCTCCGTCCACTTAATCGGAGGTCTGTCGGGATTCATAAGCCCCTCCTTTCTATTTCTTCCATCACTTCCGACAGAAGGTTGGTGAGTTCTTCATCGGAGAGTGACGAGACGGACGATTTCTTCTCCTTTCTGTGTGGATTGAGGTCAACCCCTGCCACTTCCGTACAGAGGGCATCGCAGATTTCGTTCCACTCGTTTCCGTTGTGCCCACGAACCCATTTGTAGGTGACACGGAGATTCCTCCTCCTCACTTCTGCCTTGTATCTGAACACCAAATCGGTGTTTTTCTTCGCCTTGTAGCCGCCCGACAGAACGCCAAGGGCATACTGACTATCAGAATACACTATTACAGAGCATCCGTTCGGAAGGGAGAAAACACCTTCCATTATCGCCTTGATTTCCGCCCGATTGTTCGTTTCGTGTTCGACCTTTTGCGAAAATCGCTTTATTTCCTTTCCGTCTTGGAGAATCACATAAGCGAAACCTCCCACGTTCTCGCTCATTGAGTAACCTCCATCTGTATAAATCTCGTAATCAAACATAAATTGATGGATTATTGTTTTGAACTTTGAGGGAGGGAGCAGACGCAGAAACCCCAAGGTCGGTGTTGCCCAACCTCGGCTCTGCGTGTCCTCATTGTTCGGAGGGATTCTTGTCCGTCACCCATCGGTCGGTCGCAAGACACGCTCCATTCGGAATTTTCTCCTCTTGGTGGCAGTCATACACGGGAATAATCCGCTTCACAGGGCTGACTGCATCGTAACGCTCCTCAGTTACGCAAACCCTAACCCACCGTGCTCTTGTGACCCCTCTCGCACGGATTTGGGGGAGAACTCCTATGAGTGGCTATCTGCAAAGCAGGTGACAAGTTCGGAGTTCTGCAACATCTTTGTTTCTTCCTTCGGCAGTTCGTTCGCTTGGGACAGGAAACAAAAACGCCCCGAAGGAGCGTCCTCGGAGCGTCTTTTGGAGGCTCTACCCCTCTCGGGGTCGGTCACAGAGCCAAGTTTGTGCTATTGAATGAACTTAGTAAACTTCTCTTACTCAGCAGTCCTGTGACCGATAGGACTATCCTTCTGAGTGCAAATATAGCAATAAAATCCGAATCCACAATAGTTTTTCTGAAAAAGTTGCTTGCGAGTTAAAAAAATTTGTATATTTGCAACGAAAAGGCAAAGGGTCAGCCATTGGAAAAGCATACATAACCATAAAACCAAAAAAATTATGCCTACTTGCACTTGCCCTGCGGCCCAAGCCATCACTTGCGTCCCGAACGCCTCTTGCCCGCAGGATTTCGGTCAGATTCAGAAACTCATTTTTCAGAGAGTTTTCTCCACGGGTTCTACCAAGAACTCCCTCACTCTCGCCAACGCCAAACTGAAAGCGAATTGGACACCCCTGTTCGCCGCCACTGCTGGCACGAAGGCCGTCATCACTCCCTATGTCGAAGCCCCTACTGCTGATGGTGGAGACCCCATCACGTTCGGTGGCGGTAACGACACGGTTGGTGGTGTCACCAAAATCGTGGGTCGCAACCCTATCAGTATGTCCTTCGCCCTCCGTCAGTATTCGCAGGACATCGTGAAGGCCCTCAAAGCCTTGCAGTGCGAGAACGCCCTTGGCGTGTACTTCGTCAACAATGACGGTGCGATTATGGGTATCTCTGACGGCACGAACTTCTACCCCATCCCGATTATGGATGCCACGTTCTTCGTCAGCGACCTCAAACTCAACGGCCTTGACACGCCCGACCAGAACGATATGCAGTTCAATCTGCTCCCGAATTGGAGCGATTCTGCCTACATCATCGTTGGCACGGACTTCAACGCCCTCACCGACTTCTCCAACGCCGCCTGCTCCTAATGGCTACCAAGATTACAACCGTGCGTCTCCAAGTTGGGGAACGCATTGAAGTTTTCGAGGCAGAACACGCAGAGAGGTTGCTGAGACTGCCCGACACGGGTGGTTGGCACATCGCAGATGACGAAAAAGTAGAACTGACGGAAAATGGTTTTAGACCGCTCAAAGATAAACGATGAACTTCTGTCCCCGAGCAAGAAGGCCGAGATAGAGGGAGCGAAAGTCCAACAGGATTGGATTAAGTTTCACGCTGACACCAACTTGGACATCGCCCGCTCCCTCCCCTACGCCAAATTCAAGGCGTTCGTGAAGTCCCAACTGCCCGAGGATAAGTTCATTACTTCGATGAACCTGTTGAAGTTCCCCCTGCCGACCAATGCGTTGACAGAGAGCATCTTCGTCAAGTTGTCGAAAATCTTTGACGGGAGAAACCCCGCTTTTAGTTATCAGTTCCACCGTACCCAAGAGCGGGACGATTGGGAGTGGTACAGACAGGAGGTTCTTGACGAGCCGAATGTGTGGTCTGAGAAGGCTTGGAGATTCTTCCAAACGGAAATCAACTGCGTAATGGTGGTGGATATGCCGTTGGAGGATGACCCCACAGACCGCTACCCTCAGCCGTACTTCTACTTCGTGCCAATCAGCGAGGTTGTGTCGTACAAGGTGAATCCCCGAAACGGGGCTATGGAATGGATTATCTTCCACAGTGACAAGCGAATCATCGCCATTGACGGAGAATCCTACAAAGCCTACGAATACACCGAGGGGAAACAACTTGGGGCACTCCTCTCTGACAACCCGCACAACCTCGGGTACTGCCCTGCAAGGTTCTTTTGGACTGAGCCACTCAACCTCGCACACCCCGACATCAAGAAAAGTCCACTGTCGAAGGAACTCTCCGCTTTGGATTGGTACTTGTTCAAGTCATTGGGTGTCAAGCACTTGGACACTTACGCAAGTTATCCGATTTACAGTGCTTACGAGGAGGAGTGCGAATACTCCGACAAGGACGGAAACACCTGCCACAAGGGATATTTGCAGAAGCCGAACGGTGATTGGGTCACGGGCTTGGACGGAACTCCGATGCCCTGCCCCATCTGCCACGGCAAGAAGCAACTCGCAGGAGCGGGAAGTTTCATCACCGTTCCCATCCCCGAGGAGGGTCAGCCCGACCTGCGGAAGCCCGTGGACATCACCACGATTGACCGCAAGAGCCTTGACTACAACGTGGACGAACTCAAACGGCTCGAAACCCGAATCATCAACTCCTGTGTGGGTGTTGACAACACGATTCTGAACGAGACCTCGCTTGCCGACAAACAGGTGGATGCCACCTTCGAGAGCAAGGACAACGTTCTGAACAGTGTGAAGAAAGGGTTTGAGGAAGCCCAAGAGTGGGTGGACACCACGGTATGTCTCCTCCGCTACGGCTCTGCCTTCATTTCTGCTCACATCAGTTACGGAAACGAGTTCTACACTCTGACCCCCGAGACGCTGAGGGAGCGGTACAAGAAGGCCAAGGAGAGCGGAGCGTCCGAAGCCGAATTGGACGCACTGCGTCAGCAGATATTGGAGACTACTTACCGCCACAACCCTCTTATGTTACAGAGGATGCTCATACTCAACGACTTAGAGCCTTATCGTCATCGTACACAGGACGAAGTGAAGGCTCTCGCTGAGAAGGGTCTCGTCAGTAACGAGGAACTGATTTTGAAGGCCGACTTTATGGGCTTCATCAGTCAGTTCGAGAGGGAAAATGACAACATTTTGGAGTTCGGGACTGCAATCCCCTACGCCAAGAAGATAGAAACCATCAACCAAACTCTTTTAGATTATGCCAAACAGAGAGCAATCAGCCCTTCTCGTGCATAGAGAAAACTACATCGTTCCAAAGGGGCAGGAACATTCGGTTCACATCAAGATTGCGAAGTTGGGAGCGGATGGCAACGTCATCGAACCCGCCCGCATCGTCAGAGAAGAACCCAAGTTTTTTGAAACGGTTGCGAAGCGTAACCTCGAAACGCTTGGCTACACGGTGGAAATCCTTTACCATCCGCAGGAGAAGTATTCTTCCGTTCGGATTGAGGACAAGGACGCTCTGCTGAGAGCCGCCAAGCAGGAAGTGGAGACGCTGAAAGCCGAAGGGCAGGCCGCTCTGAATGAAAAGGAAGCGGAAATTGCACGGCTGAAAGCCGAACTTGCCAAGGCGAAGGGTGACACCGAGCCGAAGCAGGAGAAGCCGAAGGTCAAGAAGGAATCCAAGAAGGAGGAGAAGTAGTATGCTCACCAAGGAAACGCTCATAGCGAACGAAGCCCTCTCGGGGCTTACCGAGGAGCAGATTACGGCCATCACCACCCTGTCTCAGAATGACGAGAACACCGTCATCGGGCAGAAGTTCGGTGAGGTGTACCGACAGTTGGATTCCACCATCGAAAAGGCCACGGGCATCAAGCGTGAGGGGGACGAGAAAACCTATCTCTACCTCGAACGTGCGACCAAGGCTTTCGCTGACAAGTTCTCCGACTACGACACCCTCAAAACCAAGGTGTCCGAGTTGCAGGAGAAGATTGCCAAGGGAGGTGACGAGGGTATGA